CTGCAATTATGGAACGGGAGATGCACTGCAATTATGGAACGGGAGATGCACTGCAATTAAAAGTCAAAAGACGATTAAGAGTAGTGCATCCCCCAAGGGCGATTGAGCACTCGAAGGAGCACTACAATCGCTCCCGTTGTGACTAAGTCACTCTACGCCTAATCGGCGTAGACCATTCCAACTGTTATGCTTGACGCAGTTGGACGTCCACCCATCAGAAGATGGTCACTTGAAGTTTCAAGGAGATTCAGGGGCCCGTAAGGGTTCTTAAACTCCGATTTGAAACCAAGCGTCTTCATGAGCGCAGGAAGACCGTCAATGGAACTTTTCCGTTGACGATACCTAACTCGAGCAGCCCTAACCATAGGCCGCTGGTACCGACCGCCAATCCGTTCCCCTATAATAGGAAGAAAGGAGTGTCGACCGAGCGCTGATGATGATTCACTAACTGCCGGAAAAGGAATTAAACTCTCTATAAAGAGGTCTAATTCCCTAACGGTTTTCCAATAACCAGCTTTATAAAGTTGGTTACGGAAGGAAACTAGTGAAACCATTTCTTCAACGTGCTTACGCGATAAGGGGAGCTCCCTACGGAACTTCACGACGGAAACGTCGTGTCCGTTAAAGTATTCCTTACCACAAGACTCTCTGAACTTACCAGTCCAGAATGACTTGTGTGAGTTAACCTTCGAGCCTAAGGCTCCTAGGGCATCTCTCACGTAAGTGGCCGTGTCTGCGGGGACGATTATATCGTCACCGTAGATGCGTACCTGGTCCTTTAGGGATATAATATCCTTCCAGGACTTAAACGTGGTGTTATATGCTCTTTCTATACCAACTAAAGCTATGGCAAAGAAAACCATAGTTTCTATTGGAAAGCATAGAGCAGACCCCATAGACGCGTACTTTTCCAAGGTGATAACACCGTGGCCTGGTACGTTCGCTTGTGCAGTTCTGGTTACGTATAGGGCATCCCGAAGATCAGGATATCCAGATACCATACCATACACAAGTGACCAAGGAATTCTATCAGATGCCTCACTTAAATCAAGTGTTGCAAGGGACCCATCAAGGGACCCTACATACGCCAAGCGCTGGTTAGGCTCTTGGTACTCTGTACTGATAAAGTCGTACAGGAAAGACCTGTCGACTTCAGAATTAATAGCCGAGGCTAGACCTTGCTGCAGATATTGCACATAGGTCGGCTCAACTGCTATAATCCTAGGAGTTTCTTGCGTTTTAGGAACGGCGATCACCCTTGAAGGGAGCTCGCCACCCGGGGGAAGAAAGTTAACCTGATCGAAATCATCTAAGGAATATCCCCTAGTGGTACAATACCACCAATAAGGGAATACACTTTCGGTGAGATCTGACCACGTGTCGAACACGAATTTAGCATTTGCTACTTTCTTGTCGGCAGTGGCTCCAGGCCCATGTTTTGGGACGATAGACATGCTAGCAATAGCATTATCGACCCCATACCAAACATGGGAATAACATAAACGAGATAGCCTCAAAAAGGCCTCAGCATACGCTCCAGTATCACTATTGGAGACACTGATTTCATCAGTGCTGCGAGCAAAATCCGAATAACTTCGGAGATTCTCATTTACGTTAAATAACTCTCTATCAGTCTCGACATATTTATCGAAAGCTAAACGAGTAATTTCGTCTGTGCACTCTATTTCAATTTTCTTGAATAGGACACATATCTGACGAAGACTTCGGATAGCAGAAGGATCAACAGTGTCGAGCATAGCACCAGTCGCACGATCGAAGATGAGCTCCATAAATCCCCCAAGAAAAACTGGGAGATTTTGCCTAGACCTGAAATCAGGAAATAGGTCGGGAGTCGCACACTCTCTAGAAAGAGCTACAAGTAGCCCTTTTTCGAAACGTGGCAGGATAACGGTTAAAAACCGCTGACCCTCATTTTCAAATCGACGTTCGATCGTTTTAAGATCGACCGTGGTATCGACCGAGCATATATCGCCGCATTCCGCGACGATACTGGCCAGGAGTGTTAATAGGCTTTTCATGTTGCCCCTTTCGAGGGACTTCATCCAGAGCCAATAAACACAATTACTCAGATCAACCATCCTTTTGGGATGGCACAGAAGACCTAGGTGGGGCAAGAGCCCCACCTAAGTAGAGTCTATTAGGACTCTAGCGCAAGTACCTTTTTGGCAACTGCGTTCGTGGAAGCGGTAAGCCAGGTGAAAACACCCTCGAGCTCCAAGAGCTCGGCTTCCGTAAATCCGGCGAGTGGACGATCAAAAGTGATGTTCAGCCATGCTGAAACTTCACTCTTTAGATCAGTCAACGCGTCTGTACTTATCTTCTTACGAAGAACTTGTACAAGCGAACGTTTGCGCGTCTTAGTCACTTGGTGCGACACCCGTAGGGCGTACGTACCGGTAGTGTCCATATATGTCGCGTCCTGACTTCCAGTCAGGATACGCGCCAGCGTCTGGGCACTGCCAATAGTGACAGTCTGTGGATCTGAAAGTGCCATAGTGGCCCTCCTGTATTAGTGGTAACTATCACAATGAAGAAAATCTCCATCATGATCAAACGGGCGGGATTTCCGTCCGATTGTCGTGCTCAAATATCAGGAACAAAAGCTGAAATTCCTCAAAAGTCATCTCCTCGTCTTTCGACAAGAAGGGACTCCATCCGAAGCTCAACGACATTCCCTTTAAGCTGAACACTAGTTTACGCTTTTCCGGGTTATGCCCAGAGCGGCGAGTATTGCCCACTGTTGCGGATTTAACGCAACATTAGTTGGCAATATGAACCCATACGGATTGGCTCGCAATCTCTCCACGCGAGTGGAAAGATAAACAGAGCGCACGGATTTGATGCTTGTAGCACCGATATTGGCCGTAACTTTGGTTTCTTGGATAACGGTTTGAACCGTTTTACCCATGATATAACCATAGTTAATCACGAGACTGTCGTCTTTTACCTTTTCATATAAGTCAAGAGACTTACGTATGTTAAGGAACCAGTCGACAAGCCAGGAGAAAGGTATTAACTGCCAGATGCGATCAAGGGTAACATCAGCTCCAATAATATATTTGGAGTAGAGTCCCATGAACCGGACATAAGAATTTTCAAGATCCCTATGAACCGGCATCACGCGAGTAAAGCTTCCTGAAAAGGAAACCGATCTCGCTTGACGCATTGTCAACGAAGTTTGAAGCCCATAATAATTACCGACATCAGCTTGGGAACTACCCGTATAAGACGGATTGTACCCCATCATGTTGGCGGTAAGATACCCTTGCTGAGACAACTCAGATGAGTTGAATTGAGCAAGAGCATCAGGGATATCAAACTTCATATTCCTCCGGACACCTAAACCGCTATCTCTTTCGAGTTGCAGTAGGGTTTTAGTCGCGCTACTAAGTTGCGAGACTAGTCCTTGTAGATCCTGCACTGTCGGGACAATTCCGAACACGAAGTTCAAGAATTCTTCCGAACTATGTTTCACCAGGAGTTCTGGGATAGTTCCCAGTCTTTCGAAGGAATGGCCAATAAATTTAGGCCATCCTAAGAAAAGTTCTCCTGTTGCAACAAAAGCAGAGGTCTTAGGAATACCAGGAATCAGTATCTCTAGAGCCTTCTTGCCATAAGTGGCAAGATCACCGGGAGATCCAACATAGGGTAACCTATGCATGGATGTAGCACTGTCACCGTCAACCCAAAAGGGCATACGGTAACGTTGTGCTGGAGCAACTTGTGCTCCCCCAGCGTAAATAGGCCCTCCATACACCCATTGGGCGTTGGAGTTATAGAAAGATCCGTGGTTACAAGTTGTAAAGATCACACCCTCCCTCGTGAGGAAGCTGTGACCATTATCCCTATTGGAATAATAACTTATAACCTTCCCATCGATAACGATGGGAGTCTCTAATTTTGACTTGAACGATTTGTTTGAGTCAACATGCACGAGGCCATCATAGTAAGGGTCAATTAATGACCCCAAATATGGGGATCCTCGTACAGGAGAACGGAACGATACAGTTTCCTGTTGACGTCGATGATCAAGTTGATCGTAAACTAGGAGTCCGGAACTAACGTTCCGAACTTGGTTCCTTATTGGATCCTTAATTCTAGTTTCCAACCCATAATCATCCACTGGTAGCTCCTTATAGATTCATTGTAAAACCACAGGCGGGAGTGCACTGCACAACCTGTAGCTAGAAGGCCCGGTATAATACCGGTTGGCGTCCGCAAGGGCGCC